ATGGCAACACTGACCGAGCAGCTACAGGAAGCAGAGCGTGAATATCACGCCCTGATCACCGGGAACAAACCCCGGGTAGTGGTCGATCAGAACGGTGAACGTGTCGAGTTCACTGCGGCCAACGCCGGCCGGCTGATGCAATATATTCAGAGCCTGAAAGCGCAACTGAACAGAGCGAATCGCGGACCCATGCGGGTGTATTTCTGATGGCAGATCAGCTAGACCTTTTGCAGGACAAGAAGCCTGGAACCCAGATGGCTTCGAGTTTTGAGGGCGCCAGTCACGTCAACCGAGAGTTGGCCATGTGGCATCCGGCCCTCCGCTCCGCTGACGCCGAAATCCTCCCAGATAAAGACTCCCTCGACGCCCGCGCCCTGGACCTCCAGCGCAATGATGGCTACGTCCACGGTGCTGTTCAGAACCACAAAGACAGTATCGTTGGCGGCTTTTACCGACTGAACTCCAAACCCAACTACAAACACCTGGGTTTGAGTGAACAATGGGCCGAGGAATTTCAGGAAGCCATTGAGGCCCGGTTCGGTCTGGCATCGGAGTCGCCGGACTGCTGGTTCGACGCTGCCGGCCAGATGACTTTTTCCGAAATGATCCGTCTGGCCATCGGCACCACGATGATGTCAGGTGAGTCACTGGGTACCGTGGAGTGGCTTAAAGGTCAACGTCGGCCGTTCAAGACGGCGATTCAGATGATCGACCCGATACGCCTGAGCAACCCGTACAACGACTTCAACAGTCCGATCTGGAAGAAGGGGATTCGCTTCGACCGGATGGGTCGGGCGGTTGAGTACGCCATCCGGTACACCATGCCTGGCGACATGTGGGACTTCGAGAATCAGTTCCGATGGAAGACGATTCCCGCTCGGAAACCGTGGGGACGCAAGCAGGTGCTCCACTACTTCGAGCCATACCGGGTGGGACAAAGTCGGGGTGTCAGCGACCTGGTGTCGATCCTCAAGCAGAGCAAGATGGTCGGCAAGTACCAGGACGTGGTGCTGCAGAACGCCGTATTGAACGCCACCTATGCCGCGGCCATCGAATCGGACATGCCGCCGGCCGACGCCTTCGAGTCTATCGGTGGTGGCGAAGACCCGCAGCAGGAATGGGCAGCGAACTATCTGCAGTCCATCGCCGCGTACACCGGCAGCAGCAAGAACATGCACATCGACGGTGTGAAGATTCCCCACATGTACCCCGGCACCAAACTGAAGCTGCAGAACGCCGGCCAGCCCGGTGGTGTGGGTACCGGTTTTGAAGAAAGCCTGTTACGGCACTTGGCCGCCGGCCTGGGTCTGAGTTACGAGGAATTCAGTCACGACTTCACCAAGACCAACTACTCCAGCGCCCGAGCGGCCATGGGGGAGACGTACAAGCGTCTGCAGGGTCGCAAGAAGGCCGTGGCCGATAAGTTTGCCACCGACATTTTCCGCCTGTGGTTCGAGGAACAACTGAACTCCGGCGCTTTCGACGATGTGTTGCCGGCGAACGCCCCGAACTTCTACGAGGGGTTGAACGCTGACGCCTACTGTGCCTGTTCCTGGATTGGTGCCCCACGGGGTCAGATCGACGAACTCAAGGAAACCCAGGCGGCCATTGCCCGGATCGACGCCGGTCTGAGCACTTACGAGAAAGAGTGTGCCCGCTTCGGTGATGACTTCCGGGAAGTGTTCCGTCAGCGCAAGCGTGAACAGAACATGATCGACGACATGACACTGACCCTTTCCACCGCCGGCGCCGAAGGCACCATGGACGCAGGTGGTGACGCCAACGATGAGAGCCCTAAACGGGGTGAAGAAGGTGATGACGATGAGTAGAACCCTGGACCTGCGGCCACGGTTGCTGAATGCACCGCTGATGATGAGCCAGGAATCGGCAGAGTCGTTCGCCGCACTGGCCCCGGAATCGTTCCTCATTGAGGACGCCCCGGAGAATGCCGACGAACTCATGTTCGACTGGATGTTCGACTCCCAGTCCAACCGCAAGCCTTACCGGATGGTGGGTGACAGCGCCGTGATCCCGGTCACCGGGGTACTGCTTCATCGGTTCGGCTGGTCCTTCGGTTTCGCCACTGGTTATGACTACGTACGGGCATTGTTCGATATTGCCCTGCAGGATGAGGACGTTGAAGGCGTGATCTTCGATGTGCACTCCGGTGGGGGCCAGGTGGACGGCTGCTTTGAACTGGCAGATCACATTTTCGATAACCGGGATGTGAAGCCGTCCGTCGCGGTTGTCAATGCTCATGCTTACAGTGCGGCCTACATGATCGCCAGTGCGGCGGGTAAGATTGTGGTACCGAAGACCGGCGGGGCTGGCTCCATCGGTGTGGTCACCATGCACGTGGACATGTCGAAGGCGCTGGAAGAATTTGGCGTCAAGATTACCTTCATCCATGCAGGCAAGCACAAGGTGGATGGAAACCCGTACCAGGCACTGCCTGATGATGTGCGGGAGAGAATTCAGGCTCGGATCGACGAGTCATACGGCATGTTTGTAGATGCCGTGGCCCGTAATCGGGGTTTGAGTACCGAGGCTGTAAGAGCGACAGAGGCACAGACATTCAGTGCCAAGGAAGCTGTCAGTCTCGGATTGGTGGATGCTGTTGCTTCTCCCGAGGAAGCGATGACAGCGTTCGTAGCCGAACTGAACGGTGAGTCAAAGGAGACCGTCATGGCGATTCAAAATAAGGCCACCCAGAAAGCCGGTCAGCAGGCCGCGGACGCGGGTGGTAACGAGGACGTGCTTACACAGACCGACCTGGATGCCGCGAAGGCTGAAGGTGTCACCGAGGGGCGCAAACTGGAGCGTGATCGCTTCGGCGCGGTTATGGAGTCCGAGGCATTCACTGGTCGGGAAGGTCTGGCTAAGAAGATGCTGGCAAACGAGGCGCTTTCCGCCGATGAAATCAACGATATGTTGGCGACATCACCAGCGGTTGAAACGCCGAGCGCCGAGGGCGGTAACGCTTTCGAGAAGGCCATGGACACCAGCAGCAACCCCGAGGTGGGTGCCGAAGGTCAAGATGCCGACCAGGGCGCCGACCAGGGCAACCCCCTACTGCGGGATTACGGTCTGGCAACCGGTCAGAAATTTAACTGATCGGTCTCTGACCGGGACCGACCGGAAGGTTAAACGCTCAATACGGGAGAAACGAAATGAGCACACTTGCTTCCACTGAAACGAATTCTTATCAGCCGCCCGAGCTCTTTGCTGGCGATGCACCGGTGGTCACCAATGTCCACCAGTTTGCTGCCAGTCTGGAACTGCCGGCCAACTCTATCGTGGCCTTCAATGGCAGCGGTGAACTGGTTGAGTGGTCACCTGGTGCAACCGACGGCACTGAAGTGGCCGTGGGTATCACTTGCGAGGTGGTGGACACCACCGGTGGCGCAGCCGTGAACCCGGTGTATGAAGGTGGTTACTTCAACACCGATGCACTGAACTGGCCGGCGGGTGCAACCGCTACCCAGAAGCAGAACGCCTTTGCGGGCACTGCGATCCACCACCGCGCACTCGGTTATTCCGGTTAAGCGGTAACCCTCAGAAACTGAAGGAGTCATAATCATGGCATTTACGCCTTACACTACCCATGAAATGCTCGGGGTTATCAATAATCTGCCGCGCCCGAGTGCCTTCTGGCTCAACCTGGCTTTCAAACAGCAGGTGAACTTCCAGAGCCAGTTCATTGACTTTGACCAGATCGACAAGGGTCGCCGTCTGGCACCGTTCGTCGCGCCGACTGTCGCCGGTAAACCTATGAAGGCTGAAGGCTACAACACTCGCCGGTTCGCGCCGGCCTATGTGAAGCCGATGATGCCGGTGGACCCGGAGCGTCTGATCAAGCGGATGGCAGGTGAGCCGTACACCGGCACCATGAACCTGCAATCCCGTCGCAACGCTATCGTGGCAGACACCCTGTCCGAGGAACGCGACATGATCTATCGTCGCTGGGAACTCATGGCTGCCCAGGCCGTGATGAACGGCGAGGTGATTGTTGAGGGTGAGGACTACCCGACCCAGACCGTGGCATTTGGTCGTGACGCCAACAACACCGTGGTATTGAGTGGCACCGACGTGTGGAGCGACACCAGCAACTCCAAACCACGGAAGGACCTGGAGGAATGGTCCCTGTCCATGGCCCGCGCCGGCGGCTACCCGGTCACTGACTGGGTGATGGGTGTGGATGCCTGGCAGTCGTTCTGGGAACACCCGGACGTTCAGAAGCAACTGAACACCGACATCAAGAACTCCAGCCAGATCATGTTGGACCTGGGGATCAACCAAGCCGACGAGAACGGTGCCATCATTCAGTTGAAGGGCACCCTCGGTTCCGGCGTTCGTGTGTGGGTGTACTCCGACATCTATGAGGACGACGACGGCAACAACGTCGAAATCATGGACTCCAAGGCGGTCGTCGGTATCAACCCGACCGGGGTTCAGGGTGTGCGCTGCTTCGGTG